TTATGGAATCTCTTTTCTTCTACCCTTAGAAATGTGCAGATGCCGTGACGGATAGAGTGCAGCATGCCATACGGCACAGAAAAACAAATTGCATTTGAACGGTTTTATTCCGGAAAACAGTCCCTGAATACAACAAAAAAGCCCGAAATTTGGGCTTTTTGTGTTTGGTGGAGCAGCCCCGTCAAAATCCGAACTCAGTGCCGACGCGATCTCGTCAAGCGAGATTGTCTGCGTCCCATGCTGATAGTTGTAGGTCAAGACCAGTTTATCATCGAACACATACACGGCGTTTACAAATGTATCAATCAGGCGTTTCTGAAAATCACGGTTTGCTGGATCGCCATGACGGAACTGCTCAAACCATGCCGTCATCTGTTCGCGGGTCAGCTTTGGCTTTTGCAGTTCGGCGGTCTGGATATTCACAAGGATTTCTTCTTTTCGTGCTTCCAGCTCATCAAGCCGCTGTTTAGTGGACGGCGTGAAAATGCCCTGCTCGATTGCTTTCAGAATGTTTCCGATGGCGGACTCGGTTTCTGCAAGCTGTGAACGAACCGCAGGGGTTGTCGTGTCTTCCTGCTCCTGCATAATAAGAATTGCGTCAATGAGCCTGTTGATCTTCTCTTCATCCATGACGCGCTGCATGGTCAGGCGGACAACAACACGTTCAATCCAGTCTTTGCGAACAGCCTTCTTGTCGCAATCCTTCAGGCGCTTCGCACCGCTGCATTTGTAATAATAGTGCATAGCGCCGGTATGACTCGTACCGCTTTCACCAACCATCATGCGCTCACATTTACCGCAGAACAGCTTTGTTGTCAGCAGATAGTCCTCTTTTGCTTTTGCCATCGCTGGCGCATGGCGGTTTTTCTTCATGCGCTCCTGCGCACGGTTGAACAGGCCTTCCGGAATGATAGCAGGAACGCCGCCCTCAATTACAACATCCTGATAGCGATACTCGCCAATGTATTTGCGGTTTTTCAGCAGCGAGCTAAAACTATTGATATTGAACGGCTGTCCCTTTTTTCGTTCTGAGTCCGAGGGCATTGAAATCCTCAACAATGGAACGAACCGTTTTGCCGTCAGCATACTTTTCAAATATCTCAACCACTAATGGCGCAGTCACAGGATCAACCAAAAGTTTCTGTGTTTTCTTGTCCAACAGATAGCCGAGCGGAACGCCACCGCCGTTGTTTTTCCCTTTCAGCGCGTTCTCTTTCTGTCCGCGATGGATCTTCTCTGATAACTCAGCAGAATAGAACCCATCATAGCCCTCCAGCATTGCTTCCAAAATAATACCCTCCGGGCCTTCGGAGATATGCTCTTTCGCAGAAACAACCTTTACACCATTCTTTTTCAGAATGTGTTTGTAGTGTGCGCTGTCGTAACGGTCGCGGGAAAAGCGGTCGAGCTTCCACACAAGTACGATCTCGAACAACTCTTTTGCGCTGTCCTTGATCATGTGCTGGAACTCCGGTCGATCTGCCGTTTTTGCAGATAATGCCCGGTCAATATACGTTCCAACAATGGTCATGTTGTTGCGTTCAGCATATTCCCTGCACTCGCGGAGCTGACCTTCAATGGATTCTTCGCGCTGGCTGTCTGAGGAATAGCGGGCGTAGATAACAGCGTTCATTCTTCATCACCCTCGTTGCCTTCGCCGCTTTCCAGCGCAAGCTCTGTCAGTTCACGCAGCTTGTTTTGCAGGATGGCTTTATCAGGCAGATGCAATGTGTAATCTGCGACCATTGTCGGAGACATGGACCTGCTGAGCGCATATTCGACTACAGTATCATCCTTACCGGTGCAGAGGACTAAGCCAACGCTCGGATTTTCATTTGGCTTCTTTACATCACGGTCAAGTGCTTCCAAATAAAAATTGAGCTATCCCAGATGTTCAGGTCGGAAGGTATCAATTTTCAATTCGATTGCAACAAGGCAGGACAATGCACGGTTATAGAACAGCAAATCAATGAAGAAATCCGTGTTGCCGACTTGAACACGGTACTCCTCACCGATAAAGGTAAAGTCCCGACCAAATTCAAGTATAAACTGCTTCAAATTTTCGATGATTGCTTTACGGAGATTCTTTTCAGCAAATTGCTCCGGCAAGTCCAGAAACTCAAGCACATAGGTATCGAGGATGCTTTCACGCACATCATGCGAAACGGATTCAGGCATCGGCTTCTTGGCAGAAATCATTGAACGCTCATAGTACGATGTGCCGATCTGACGCTCCAACTCGCGCTTGGAATAATGTTCCTTTGCGCAGAGTGCCATGTAAAAATGCCGTTCATCTGCCGTCTTGGAGCCGGATATAATAAGCAGATGGTTTGTCCAACTGATTTGTGTCACCAGTGGTGTCACAAATTCATCATCCTTATAAGTCTCGTAGAATTGCTTCATACGATAGAGACCGCGACGGTTGAAATCTTTGATGCTGGGGTTCTCTTGCACAATGTATGCGGCAACTTCGTCAATGATCTTATCGCCAAAGCTTGATGCAGAACAAAGCTCTGACAAATACGCACCGACGCTCCAATACATCTGAATAAGCTCGCATTGACCGCTTTCATGGCGCGGCTGCGGGCGTTGTCGATGATATGGATGACCTCGTCAAACTGTCCCGGATTATGGGTTAATTCACTGCTCATGTCTTCGCCTCCCCCAGCATTTTCAGCATCGCTTCTTTCAGCTTTTCGTTCATCGGTGATTCCGGATCAAAACACATCTCCACGAACTTCCTCAGTTCAGGATTGTTCGCGTCAACCGGAGGTTTTGCCTCATACAGCTTGCCGTGCGGGTCATCGCAGCGGGCAAAGATATAGTCCATTGAAACGTCAAAATAGTCCGCATACTTGCGCAGAAGCTCAACTGGCGGCGTTGCCTGACCGTTTTCATAACGGTTGATGCTGGACTGCGTAGAACCGATCACGTCGGCAAATTTTGATTGGGATAAACCAATGCCTTCCCGCAATGCGCGAAGACGCATACCCAGTTGTTTCATGTCATTCAACCTCCAATTCGGGTTAAATATAGTATATTCAAAATCCGAGCAGATGTCAACCCGGATTTTGAAACTTTTGCGTAAACGATAACCTCAAAATTACCTATCGATAATCTTTATGTAGCAGTATCCACCTGAATATCAGGAAATAGGGCTGCCAAGTTTTGCCTCAAGGTCGAGTGTTTAGGTACCTCTCGGATACCATAGCCCATAATACTTCCCATTGCACTATGCCGCAATTTCCTGTAAATGTAGTCATTATACATGTCTGTCGCAAAGGCGTAATTGTCCGGTGCAATGAAGGATCGTCGCAGGTAACCGTACATAGCTCCAACAGCATAATCCGCAAGTTGAATACCTGCGCTCTGGTTGCTGCTCTCAGTTAAAATGCTGTGATATACATTTTCGTACTTTCGGATGAAGTCACCATTTACAGTAAATTCATGGCAAACAGCTTTGATCTGTTTTATAGTTTCCGTATTTAACTCATCCATAATGAATACAGCGAACTCATTGCGTGGACGCAAGTCCATCTGTACGCGCTGAAAAGCTTCCTGTAAATGAAATTTGTATATATGCCGTTCTTCCAAAAGGCAGTACTGTTCATAGACGTTGGTGATGGTAAATATGTATTGAAGGGAATCTTTCTGCGATGCACACTCGAAAACTTTCCTATAATATCCTTTTAGACGGTCTTCAGTTATAGCAGCAATTGCAGGAGTACGAGGGCGGTTGCGCAGTTTTTCCCAAAGGTCACTCCATTTTATTTCTTCACCAACCGGTATTTCATACATACCATTGAGTGTCTGCATGTCCTTTTGGAACTCCATGTAGTCATCCATAGAGATCATCACATTGGAACGTACGTAGAAAGGATGCCGCCTGCGGAACTCAGGCGTTGTTTGAGCCTTGTATGCACCGGCTTCATCTGTAAATATCAAGTAATGCAAATATATCCTCTCGCTTTTCTTCGCATCGATCTAATACCAGTGTGGTAAGCAAAGTGGCAACACCTCCAGCCGCTGCACTCACGATCGCAATAATTATTTCGTCTGTCATCTTTGCACTTTGCTTGTTGAAATATCAAAAAACAATCTCTTTTTCTGTTTCGCTTATTTCTTTAACCAGTGCAGCGATTGACGATACACCGATTATACAGATTGCAGCAGCACGTTTGGTCGCGTTTCTGTCGTGCGTTAACTGATTGCACATGTCCACCGCTGACTTGGCATATTTTACAATCTTCTCGGATTCATCCTTGAGTTCGTGCGAGAGATATGCATCCAACATTCGTTTTGTATCAGTAGACCCGATGTCTGTTCCGTCGATTGAAGGGTGCTCATCCTTTCTAAAAACCTGCTGTGCAATAGAAATAAGTGCTTCTCTGTCCAACATACCGATTGCTTGATACTTTTCCTCTGTGTCAGCAGTTTTATATCGTGCCTTCATTTCTTCAATAGAGCAATCAACCCGGTGCCATCCAGTCGGTTCCGAATTTTGATCAAATACAGGTGAAATAGAAAATGCAGAATGCCTTTCAAAAAGGCGCTTTTTAAGTTCAGCAACTGCAGAATTGTTTTCGAACGACGGTAGCTCACACAACTCTTTTATAATTACAAATTGTTGTTGACCGTTAAACACTGACAGATTGCGATAAAGTGCTGTACGTTTGTTTGGCACAAGGCTTCCGAAGCTTCCAAAATTTGATGACGTAATGGGAATGTCTACCCCAAAATCAACTGCATAAGAATTGCAATACTTTACAATCTGTGCTCCTGTCAGCCCGCTATTCGTTTCTGCCAGCGTATCAGCAGCGTATGAAACAAATACATCTGGTAATTTCTTCGTGTTCATTCCTTATTACCTCATGCTATTGCAATGGATATGTTATTCGTCGCCAGAAACAAAACCAATTTTTCGTTTCGGACGGTCAGGTTCCTTTTCAACAGAGGTCAGCATGAAGTTAAGCTGATTAATATGTTGAATCAAGGTCGCTTCCCGGCCGTTGACAAAACCCTTGAAGACCATCAAAACCGGATCTTCGTACGACACCTGCGTCACATACATCAGAACGGATTGTCCAAAGTTTGTCATCATGATTCCTACTTCGTGTTCTGGATCCAAAGATTTTTCGAACGCCTGAATATACTTCTTCAGGATCTCGAACTGTTCATCAGCCCACATATGCTGTGCCGGTGTATCTATGTTGATTTCAGGAATATCCGGCACCTGAATGTTAAAGGCTGGGATACTGGGTAAATTAAAATCTGACATAATAAGCTCCTTTCATTTCAAAGCATCGCACATGGCAAGCAATTCCTCCACACGAGCTACAATGCGTTTCTGCTCAGCCAAGGGAGGTAGCGGATAAGCCAAGGACGCGATGGTTTCCAGGTTGATATTTTTTTGTGCAGACCTTGTTGCCATGCTATCGAGAATAGCTTTATAAGCCATAAGCATATAGAGGAAATATTTGTTGGATGCTATAGGCTTGAAAGCACTAAAGCCAACAACGCTATCCGGGAAGCAAGCATCGAAATCCAAAATTCCGACATCAGCAATATTAGCTGCTATTGTTAAACACAGTGTACCCTTAGGCCACATACGACTCTGAGCCAGACCAACGTCGTTGTACGATGCGGAGCACGATGTAATCAGTCCACCAGAACGAGCTACATCACCCGTTTGAATCAATGGATATTTTCCATCTCTGTACAGTATCGTATCATTTCTTGGACGGTGCTTTGAACGGCCTCTGGAAACTTCACCTACATCAGTTAATCGAACCCATTCCCATTCATTTGGGATTTCAAATGGGCAGTTATCTTCTGTAATCGGCGGTAGCTGCTTTTCCTTTTTAATTCGTCCCTCGGCTATGAGCTTTGCTTTTTCCATCTGAATGCGCTTCAGCAGTTCTGATGCAGGCTCATCTGAAGGATCACGTTCCGTAAGTTTCCCCTGTACTGCTTGCTGCAAAATAGATTTACGGAGTTTATCGGGGAATTCAGCATTCAGTGCAAAAATCCGTTTTTCTACCCCGCCATATTCACTTACGAGCGGCAATAGCTCCTCAACTTTGGCAACAATACGCTCCTGCTCGGCGAGGGGCGGCACAGGCATCGCAATGCTCTTAATTTTGGCGGCACCAACACCACCGATAATGCCAGTCATTAGATCGGTGAAGGCAGAAAAAAATGCGGGACTCTGTAGGAAATAATACAAATACTTATTGAAAATGACAAAGGGCGCCAGACAACATAGCTTATTTCCAAAACAGACATCTTGTTCAAGAATACCTATCTTACGGCCTGCACTACCTCCCTCCATGCAAAGAAGAACACTCCCTACAGGTGCAATTCTGAAGTCTTCACGATTCAACGGAATATAAACACCGTTTTCGTAATTAATGCTATGGTCAAAACCAACATCTTTTGTTGCAATAAAACTATGCCCATCGCATTTTTTTGAATATTTTTCAGCTTTTTCTCCAGCGTTAATACTGTTTCCATTATAAATGGAACAAAAATCACCTAACCGAATCCATACCCAATTTTCAGGAACGTCAAACGGAAGATTATTTGCATCTACAGCAGGCAGGGGCTTTTCTTTTTTTAATGCTCCATCTTTTATTAAATCGCTTTTTTTCTGAGCAATATGCTTCAACAAGTCCGTCGCAGTCCCATCCTCTGGATATTGCTGTACCAGTTTTCCCTGAACAGCAAGCTGGAGTATGGAGTTTTTCAAGTCCTGTGCGGTCATGATTCTTTTACCTCCAGCATTGCGGAAATCTCCGTCAAAATGCGGTCAATGTTAGCGTTCAGTTCGGTGCGCTCAGATTGATAGCGGGCAATGAGTTCGGCTGGTTCCAGAATTTCTTCTTCCTCATGGGGGAAAGGACAGCATTTGTCAAAATCGTAATTTAGAGCCACCAATTCATCTACAGTGAAGAATCTCGCCTTATCTTTCCCTTCTACCACAATTGGCTGTTTATCAGCCCACCACTCACGAACCGGATCGAAATGCTTGTCCAACATAGGCCTGGTCTTTGTAAAGCTCTTGACTCCTTCCGGATAATCCAGCCGGTAGAACCAGACGCCTCGGCTGGGAACCCCCTTCTGGAAGAACAACAGATTCGTATTAACGCTGGCATAGGGCTTGAAAACCTGCGGCAAGCGGATAATGGTGTGCAAACCGAACTCATCCAGCATTCTTTTTTTGATAGTAGCCTTTACGCCATCACCGAACATGAAGCCATCGGGAAGAACTACACCGCAGCGTCCTTTGTCCTTCAACAGATACATCATTAGCACAAGGAACAGATCGGCAGTTTCGCTTGTGCGGAATTCTGCTGGAAAATTCTGCTTCACAGCATCATCTTCCGCGCCGCCAAAGGGAGGATTTGCAACAATAACATCAACCCTGTCCTTGGCAGAATAATCCGTTACCGGTCTGTTCAGGGAGTTGATATGACGAATCTGCGGAGTTTCAATATCGTGCAGAATCAGGTTGGTCATAGTCAACAGATACGGAAGAGGCTTTTTCTCCCAACCGAAAATAGTGGTTTGCAGAGTATTAAGCTGCTCAGTCGTTGTAATACTTCCCATGTGCGCAATAGTGCTGGTTAAGAAACCACCGGTGCCGCAAGCTGGATCTATAAAAACGCTGTCTTTGATACAAACAGAAAAAGCCTTCTCCGGCACATAAGTGCTGAAAAAGGCTTGAAACAAAGGGCTTTCGAGGTTCCGCTGTGTTTTACAGCAGAGCTTCGAAAGCCCTTTTTCTGTGTATTCGATTGTTGCTGGCCGGTTCTGCGGCCTTTGAAACTTACCCCTCAAAGCCATCTGCCGGAGGAATAATTAAAAAGTGTGGAATAATTAAAAGGTTCAGTAACCTCTATATTTCCTTGCGCTTCTTTGAATCAGTTCATGTATTTCCTCGACATCGATGACACTCATCATCGTATTCTGACCATCTACAAATCTGCGAGCACCACGGGTAACATGTCCAGTTGTTACGAGAATCGCTTTGTTTATTTGATCAGCCGACTGGACGCCATATAGAGAACGAACGATATTAACGCCCACAGAGTTCTGGCGTCCGTAGCGTTTACACTCGATATAGAAAACGACCGGCTTTCCCATCTCATACTTTGTTGCGATTATATCACGGCCACCATCTCTGGTTTGTTGTGTCAGCTTTGTTTCAAAGCCTTCATCTTGAAGCACCCGTTCGATAACCGCCTCAAACTCTCTGGGAGAAATGTCGTAGATCAACTCACGATTCTGGGCGATGTCCATGATGATTTGCTCCACCCGTGTAAACGCAGGGTATGCATCATCGAGGTCAAAATCATCTTGGCTATATATGACTCCCATGTGCGGCTCTTCCTCAAACCGCCCGCCAGTTATTTCACTATCTTCATAGTTGAATGCACCTATTGGGTACTCGTAGCCAGATATTCTGAAGGAGATTTCATTATCGCATTGATCACATTCAATGTATCCCTCGTGACGGAATTCGATTTCTTCACCCATCCTATTATCGCCACGATCATATACATAGGACTCAAAATCAAAATCCTCTTTGTGTATTCCAGTGACTTTTCCGCACCTACTACAGCGGATAAAAACATCTTCTAAGAGTTCCATCATATGCTGATCCCCGTATTTCAATTAGCATTATTCTTCAAAATCTCAAAGGCCTGTTTTATCTTTGTCGCCATTAGCTTTCTCCGCTCGATCAGGAAATCCTCATAGGACATGTTTTCCCAGCCGTGCGGAAGAGCATTTTCTTCCTCCATTCTCTGGATTTCTTCGGGGCTGCGACCCTCACAAACGACAGGATAATAAATCGCAGGAGCCTCATCGAGTATCTCCATATTATCTTTCCAATCGATGAAGGCATAGTTAGCCATCTGGTTGATCTTGGCATCGTTATATCCCAGCGTCTTAAGATAAGCCTTCGGGAACAGGTGATGCTTCTCCAGAGACTTTCTCTTGCCGTCAGTACCGGGCTCGAACAACTTGCTGACGAGCAAATTACTTTTTGAGAACAGGATTTTAGCATTCAGAATGTTCAAGGCGGCTACATAGGCATTCCACGCATTATTGCCTCGGCCTGATACTGCCAGACCCTCAGAACCAATAAGGGTAATGTCGAAGTAGTCGTTTGTAAGCCGTTCCACAACCCTCGACAGAATGAACCGTTTGTATTCTTCCAACGTCGTGAGCTCCTTGATAGAGTTCAGGTGGTTTTCAACCGTGGATTCAAACGATCCAGTATATAGCGACACCATAGACGCATAGAAGAACCATAGCGAGGTAAGATGCATGTTTTTGTTATATGATGCATTAAACCTGTACTTTGCGATGAGGTAGAACGCATATGTATAATAGATTGCGTTTCCCGAAAGAATCAGATCACCAGACAGATAACCGGCATTCATGATAGATTTCAAGAACTCGTGCCAGTTATGAACGTTGAGAACGTCTGGGAGCTTTGCCTTCAGCACATCGAAACGCTGATCACGCAGAGTTTCATCAACAGCACCTTTTTTGTCGAAGTCAGCTCCACGAAGCAGCTTGTATCCATATTTCAAACGAGCTCGGTCAAAAGCATACGCCATAACCACACGAATGACATCCTGCGCTGTGACCTCGGTAAGCTGGTTGTACGATGTAATTTTGTCCTTGGAGGGGTATGTAGACTCCATGCTGAACTGCTCGATCTCTTTTCGACCCTCATCCCAATAGAGTGAAAGTAGCGTCAGAATAAAGTCGTTCTGCTTCAACGCCACACCTCCGGAATTAACACGAACAAAGATTTCAGAGACATCCTCTTCTTCAGCATTCGCCTTGATATCAAACACCGGGAGCGTGTGCTGCTTCAAATTAGAAAGCGCAGTGATGTTTTCAGAAATAAGATCCTGTTCCTCGTCGCTCAATGCTTCACCCTTAGAGGTCCGGTACTCGGCCAGCTTTTTAGTGAAGTTGATGATCAGCTTCGTAATGTTAGTTGTGGTGAAGACCTCACTTATGTTGTAAATCCACTCTGGGTCTTTTTTAGTAGCCTGATAGCCAACCTCGAACTTGTTCTTCAACGGGCAGTAGGAAATAACAATGGCCTTCTCATCATATTTTGAGTTGATGACCTTTTTTCCCTTCATAACGGCATACAGGGAAGTCAATCTCTGCTGCCCATCAATGATTACCTGTTTCGGAGACTCATAGTTGTGAGAGTCTGTTCCAATGGTTTTCTTCTTCTCAAGCGTAGGGCACTCCCACAGCATCAAATAACCGATGGGATACCCGCACATCATGGAATCAAACAAATCACGTACCTTTGAATCCTTCCAGATGAACGGCCTCTGAAGCTCCGGAAGGCCAAGTTCTCCTGTATCGATCTTCTCGATCAGCTGATTGACTGTTAAAGTCGTGTTGCTAAAAATCTGTTGCATCTACCGTTCCTCCTGCTTAATCCACGAACAAGTCCGGGATATTGTATTGTATCATGTCTGCATCATTCCGAACGCCCTTGTTAGGGCACTCAAGGATACTGCGATGCAAGCGCAATTCCGGTTCATCCGCCGCAATGTATTTTTGCCCTTGGCGAAGAATATACATTGCCGACTCTCTGGAAAAGCCATGCTTTTGAATGGCTATGGCTCTTTTGTTCGTTGAGCCGTATTCAACAAACTCGTACCAATTGTCCTTCGGGTCCTGCCCTCGGATTTCCTTATAGGCTTTTGCCACCTTCAAGAAGTAATTGGAGAACTTGAAAAGGATAATTTTATCAATCACATTCAACACATCAGATATGACGTCATTCCTATCCCTCAGTGTATCTGTGTAATCATAATATTTACGTGTTGTCCTATCAAACATAGCGTTTGTTGGATGTTTTCTTTTTTGATCGATGGCTTGGAACATGATTTGATTTAAACCTGCTCCACGTACCCACTGACTGAGAATAACTGAATACCAGCTCAGCTTTCCGTGCTTTTGTGAATCCTTTCCAACATGACCAAGTGTGTCCGATTCATAGCGTTCCCACTTGAATATTCCACACAACCTTTCGAGAAATGGCAATAGCTCTTTTCCATCAAACTCACCGTTGTCATCTACCTGTGGGAATTCTAAGCCATTAAACGCTATGGCTTCATATAAAGACTCTGTCTGGTCGATAGAAACGGTGATATCGTCATCTGGCTGCACTTCTTTTTTTGAAAACAGTTGTCGGATTTTGTCTTCTTCGCCCGGCTGCATAAGGGCCACAAATTCACTACGGACCTTGCTTTGCCGATTCTTCAGAATATCATTCAGGAGGATAATGGCAAACTTTCTCATCAGATCGTATGAATCAGGAGACTGGCTTTTTAGTTGTTTATCTATAACAATTGTCCCGGAAAGCAGTGTTTTGATAACATGCTTCTTCTGGGGACGAGTCAATTCTTTCTCAACAGAAAGAGACTGCTCCGGGATTTCTTCTTGAAGTCGAGATACATATTTCTCAGATGCCTTTTCGTTTATTGCAACGAGAAAAACATTCCCGTAGAGGTTATATTCAAGCCTTCCTACTCGACCGATCAGATTTCTAAAATCAATTGCTGACATGTGAGAAAGCCCGTTTTTGAAATCTGTTATAAAAAGATTGTCTGCAGGAAGGTTAACACCCTCTACAAGCGTACTTGTGCAGAATATTGCTGTGATTGCGCCTTCGTGAAATAATCGTTCAATACGTTGCCTAATTGAAGCAGGAAGATAACCGATGTGATAGGCTACACCTTTGGAAACGAGCTCAGCAAGATAATAATCGTTATGAACCTCGTTTTTTATGTCTTTTGCGAGCTCTATGAGTTCAGCATTTTCAGTTTTAGCCACACGGTTTGCCGCAAAATCACGAGCGGCATCAACTGTTTTTCTCACAGAAGAGAAATAGACTATGCACTGTTTCTCTTTGCCTTGATCATCCTTCTCGAATCTCAGAAGGACATCCGTTAATTCTGCATCCTGTAAAGCCACAGAAGTGATTGGCATGAGTTCCTTCGTGTGCTCGTTATAGACGCTGACTTCCTTGCTCTCAAGGTTTATCAGAAATTTGATTTGAGTGACCGGCGAGAATCCAGAGGCTAACTTGTGTTGATTAAGGGTTTCTGTCTCGACCCCGGATATCAAGTTCAAATATACCTGCGGATTAGGGACATTCGGAGAAGCAAAAATGATATGGGGCTTTTGTTCCGCTTCGCTCAGTATCTGCACGACCTGATAATAAAATGGGCTTCTGGTATCATCGCCGGAGAGTTTCTGTGCTTCATCAATGAAAAGATAGTCCAGCTGGATATCCTTCTCATTCATCAAAAGGTAAAGCAGCCGCTCCGGAGTCATGATGAACACATATCGTCTGCTCTTATCATCAATCTTAAGTGCAGCGTCTCCGGCAGCCGTAACCAAATGGTATCTATATTCCTTCAGCGACAAGCCTAGGTCTTCCGTAATTTTTGTGCGAACCTCGTTTATTAACGCCTTGGTCGGAACGATGATGGCAAAATTGTTTCGTGATCCCGAAAGAATCTGCTGCTTGATAAACATCCGCATAATGTACGACTTTCCCATTGACGTAGGGCCGGAATAACTAAAATAGTCGTCCTGCAGATGGTCATAAACCTGCTTCTGGGCACTCATAAATCGTTTGCCTTGGTCCGCAGGAATTGCGAGGTAGTCTTTTTTGAATTCGCCAAATATGCGATCCAGCGCATCGATACCATCAAATGTGGAGTCAATGAGCTTCTGACCTTGATAGTTTCCGAGGTTGGCGAGGACCACTCCAGTCATATAGGTAACCGTCGGATCATCCGGATAGAGATAATGGAGCATTGTGACAATTTCCTGCGCCCACATTTTCTGAGAGTCCGCAAGAGTGCTGTGATTCGATTTTGAAAGAAGATCGGCAAAAGTCAGCGCATCGATCTTCGGAATATGACGCTTGGCCCGTTTCTTAAAACTGAAGACCTTTATCGAATAGTTGAAAAGAATGTCCTCGTAAATCTTATGGAGATATGTGTCGTCATTCAGTTCTGCGAAGAACGCCTCGCCAAACTTTTTATTGCTGTTGGCCATTAAGCGTCACCTTCTCTCATAATCTTCTTCATGATAGATTTCTTGTCTTCCTCCGCATCATCCAAAGGAAGTACATAGATATAGAAGGAGCGATTCTGGAGGCCCATCTTATTTATGCGGTCACGGATTTGTGGCGCATAGTAAAGAATGTCAGCATCCATTTTCTTTTCAATCATGTCCCGGTATTCCTGAGCGGTGTATTTTGACTTGTCCAGACCGAGAGAATAACCGACAAAAACGCCAAAGGCTGAATCACGATTGACCTGCTTATTCGGTTCCGGCTTGATGATCGGTCTGAGTTCTCGAACAACAGGGTCGTCTTCAGGCAGTTCGAAGATCGTGCTGTTTACGATTTGGATCTCATCGCTTGTTCTGGAATTGACTTGCTGGATATGGTCAAACGCATTGTTGATAGCATCATCGAAGCCTCCTACAACGCTGGAAACCCCGAAAACCATCTCGAAGGTTACCGATGTGTCATCAGCAGAGAGAACTTTAATATGCATTCCATCGCTGGAGCTAGTTCCGCTCTTTACCGCCGATGTTAGCTCGACCTTGCTATAAATCTTGGGAGCCCCCAGCACCGTCTCAAGGAATGCGTACAGGAGAATCTCGCCCATTTCGTTGCCCGTCCCACGCTGGTCAGCAGCTCCGTTTTTATGCATGATGTCCAAAGCCTTAATACCTACCAGATGGTCATCGCCATCCAGATGGAACTTCTCCAGTTTGGAGCGGGAAAACACATACCGACCGATATTCCTCTCCAAAAAAGTCAGCAGATTGTCCTGAGAAAAATGGAAATCGGTCACATCTTTTAGCCGGAATAAGCGCAGTTCACTATTGGCATGCACACCAAGGCCCTCCGAGTGGAAGACCTCTGTGAAGACTTGATTAAGGTCCTTGTCATTTACAGTTTTTGCCAAGTTGATATTCATGAACTACGCCACCTCCAGAAATCATTGGTCGCTATATTTTTTGAAGTTTTCAGCCTGTTCCATGACCTTCTCGAAGACCTCTTCATCCCACTCAGGCGGATAACCGTTCTGGTACAGTAGTACCGTCAGGTCCATGTTGAGCTGATTCTTGATGTCATCACGAGTAGACCAGTCTGCAAACTGAGCCTTGTCATCGACAAGTTCTTTAATCTTTTTTGCTAAGATAAGACACTTCTCGTCCGCATACGGGAATCCGTGGTCATCACGAACCTTTACGAGAATGTCATAGAACGCCTTTTCCTCATAGGAAATGCC